AGAACGGCCAGTATGAGGACCGCAACGACATCAAGGGGTACAAGGCGCTCGACGGCACGGCATTCCTTGAAGCGGGCGGCCCGGCTCCCGCCGCGGCAAACGGCAGCGGCTTCCCGGCGAAGGGGGCCGCGGCAAAAGCTCCGGCGGCGGTCGGTGCAGGAACGGCAAAGGGCCCGACTCCGCCGTGGATGCGGAAGTAACATGGCCGCCATTCCGGAGCCGAGCAACGGACTGGAAGCCCTGATCGATCGGTTCTACGAGGGACAAAAGGAGGCGCCGCGCCCGCACCTGGGCGCGTCCCTCCTCGGTCATCCGTGCGATCGGTGGCTGTGGCTGTCATTCCGTTGGGCGGTGATAGAGCAATTCTCAGGGCGAATTCTCCGACTGTTCGACCGGGGAAAGCGCGAGGAAGAAATTATCATCCGAAATCTCCTCGCCGTGGGTGTGGATGTTCGGGAGGATGAGGATGGAAAGCAGTTCCGGGTTGATTTCGGCGGACACGTCGGCGGGAGTATCGACGGGATCATTAAGTCGGGCGTCCCGGAAGCGCCGCAAAAACGGCACGTGCTGGAGATCAAGACGCATGGACTCAAGAGTTTCAACGAGCTGCGGGAGAAGGGCGTCAAGGACGCGAAGCCGATGCACTACGCGCAAATGCAGATTTATATGCGCGGAACGGGTATTGACCGCGCCCTGTATGCGGCGGTCTGTAAGGACGATGACCGGCTGTATTTCGAGCGCGTCCGGTACGACGCGGAAGCTGCGAACGCGCTTGTCACGCGCGGCGACAGGCTCACGATGGCCGACCGGATTCCGGAGCCGCTATCGGCTGATCCGACATGGTACCAGTGCAAATTCTGCGCGGCGCATGATCTCTGTCACGGCTCGCACATCACACGGGAAGTGAATTGCCGGACATGCGCCCATTCCACGGCGACGCCCGGAGGGACATGGGAATGCGCACGGTACGCCAACGCGACGATTCCGTATGACGCGCAGCTCGCAGGGTGCGACGCGCACGTGCTCCATCCGGATCTCGTCCCGTGGAAGCTGATCGGACCGTATCAAGGAAACTCCTGGGCGGCGGTTTACGAAATCAACGGGGCGCACGTTCCGAACGGAGAGGCGGGCAGCGATTCCGACGACCATGTTTTCAGCAGCCGCGAGCTGGTCATCGACAATCGGAAAAGGATCGAATCGGGAGAGGATATCGTCCTGATTCCGTTCTGATCCGGAAGGGGCGGACAAGATGAACGCGACAGCGCAAACGCAGCAATTTCGAACATCATTCTCGCGGGACGCATTCAAAAAATTCTGCGACAAATGCGTCGCCAAGGACACCAAAATCGGCATGACGGAGTCGGGCGTGTTTTTCACCGGGAAATATCACGAAGCATACGACGAAAGATTCGCAGAGGACCGGAATCTTCCGCTGGACCTGAAGACATTTTTCGGTTGCGGCGACCGGGCGGCCTGGGAATGAATGATTACCCTCAGGCCGTACCAGCAACGCACGATCGAAGAACTGTACGCGTGGTTCGGAAAGCATCCCGGGAATCCGTGTCTCGTTCTTCCGACCGGCTCCGGCAAATCGGTCATCATCGCCGAGCTGTGCCGGGATGCGATTCAAAGCTGGCCGGAAACGCGGATTCTCGTTCTGTCGCATGTCAAGGAACTTCTGGAACAGGACGCGAATAAAATCCTCGCCGTCTGGCCGGAAGCCCCGATCGGAATCTATTCCGCATCGATCGGGAGCAAGCGCCTTGACCAACCGATCACCGTAGCGGGAATTCAGAGCATCCGCAAACGCGCTTCAGAGGTCGGGCACACAGACCTGATCATCGTCGATGAATCGCACCTTATTTCCCACAAAGACGAAGGCGGGTATAGAACCTTCATCGCGGAGCTGTCGGAGATCAACCCGGCGCTCCGCGTGGTCGGTTTGACGGCGACGCCGTACCGACTCGGGCACGGACTCATCACCGACAAGCCGGCGATATTCGATGACCTTATCGAGCCGGTGAGCATCGAAGAACTTGTACACGGCGGATATCTCTGTCAACTCCGGTCGAAGGTGACCACGGCGAAACTCGACATCTCAAATGTCCATCTTCGGGGCGGGGAGTTCGTCGAACGCGAACTTCAGGCGGCGGTCAACGCGCCGCTTGCCAATGAGCAGGTCGTCGAGGAAGTCATCCGGCGCGGGGAAGATCGCCGGTCATGGCTTTTTTTCTGTTCCGGCGTCGATCATGCCTACGCGATGCGCGACACATTGATTGCGCAAGGGATCAATGCGGCATGCGTCACCGGAGAAACGCCGAAAAGCGAGCGGGAGGACATTCTCCGGCGGTTCAAGGATGGTGAGATCCGCGCCGTCAGCAACGCGAACGTGCTTTGTGTTGGCTTCAATCACCCGGGAATCGACCTGATTGCAATGTGCCGGCCCACCATGTCCCCCGGTCTGTACGTCCAAATGGCCGGACGCGGTATGCGTCCGAAGGAACACATTGCCGATTGCCTGGTGCTCGACTTCGCCGGGAACGTCGAACGGCACGGCCCGATAACCGCCGTTCAACCTCCGAAGCGCGGGACGAAGGGGACCGGCGAAGCGCCGGTGAAGGTCTGCGAGCAGTGCGGCGAACTGGTTGCAATCGCGGCTCGGGTCTGTCCGGCATGCGGCGCGGAGTTTCCGGAGCCGGAGAAGAAGAAGCTCCGGCTTCATGACGACGACATCATGGGATTGGATCCGGTCGAGCTGGAGGTGAGCCGCTGGAAATGGGCTCGACACGTGGGGTATTCGTCGGGGAAGGAAATGCTGAAGGTGACATATTACGGCGGACTGTGCGACTCGAAGGCGATCACGGAGTATCTGCCGTTGCTGCATGGCGGATATGCCGGGGAAAAGGCGACGGGGATGATCCGGATGATGATCCGGCATGCGGGAGGAGATATCGAAATGACACACGATCTCGATGCACTTGCAGACCAACTGAATACACTCCCGCCTCCGTCGCGGATCACATATCGGAAAGACGGGAAGTTCTTTCGCGTCATGGATCGAGAATGGGGTACGGACGATGCGATCGGGTATTAAACGGCGAAAGGCTGCGCCGCGGGAGGCTCAACACACGGCCGCGAACATCCGCACGGAACACGAAGAGCAAAGCCTGTTCGTCCAGTGGTTCCGGCGCGAGTATCCCGGCGTCCGGATTTTTGCCGTTCCGAACGGGGAGCAGCGTTCGCCGTCCGTTGCCTGCCGGCTGAAAACCGAGGGCGTTATGCGCGGCGTTCCGGATCTGTTCGTTCCTGCCTGGGGGCTCTGGATCGAGATGAAGCGAACGAAGGGCGGCGTTGTGTCGGTCGAACAGACGGACTGGATCGAGTATTTGCAGGGGCTCGGGTATGCGGCGGTTGTCTGTCGCGGATGCGATGAGGCGAAGGCTGTGGCGGAGAAACACAGGCGGGAGGTGGTGAGTCAATGGCGAGTTTAGAGTCGATCTTTGGGAAGGGTGGGTTCGTGCCGCCGCTCCCGCCGAAAACCGATCCGCCGGAGGTGCAGATCGCACAGGCGTTCGAGGAGAACGACATCCCGGCGCCACAAGACATCCGTATCGATGGGAAGGTGCATCGCTTCCCAACAAATGGCAAACGCGGCGATGATGCGGGTTGGTATGTTTTCTACCCCGGTGCGATTGTCGCAGGGGCGTTCGGCGACTGGCGGGAAGGACGGGATCGGCAGTCTATCCCATTCCGCGCGGAGATCGACCGGGACATGACGCCGATGGAGCGGTTCAACGCGCAAACCGCGCAACAAAACGCGATCAAGGCCAGGAATGAGTCCGACGCGAAACGTCATGAACTTGCGGCGCAGACAGTCGCGTCGATCTGGGAACAGCTCCCGCCTGCGCCGGAGAACAACACGTATCTCGTCCGGAAGGGCGTTAAGCCACATGGGACACGGCAAACAACAGAAAAGGACGGTTCCAGGCTTGTCTGTCCGATGTACGGCGCGGATGGAAAACTCCAGTCGCTCCAGTACATCAAGGGCGACGGGGAGAAACGGTACCACTCCGGAGGCGACGCGAAAGCGTTCTGGATGCTCGGGGAGCCGTTATCGGGAAGGCGAATTTATCTCGCCGAAGGGTTCGCCACGGCCGCAAGCATCCATGAGGCGACCGGCGACGCGACAGCGATCGCCTATTCCGCCGGGAATCTGATGCGAGCGGCAAAGTTCCTTCGGGCGACATACGGCGACCGGCGG